TTAAATTTTGTTGATGGCTTCAAGCAGCTGCTCAACGGTCTTGTGAGTGTAAACCTTTTCCGTCACATCGCTGCTCGCGTGGCCGAGAATCAATTTTTTTATCTTAGCATTTGTATCGTGATTGTCAAGCATGGTTGCGCAGGTGTGGCGGCCGTCGTGCGGCAGATGTTGCATATCTAGTTCTTCCATTGCAACGTCCCATATATTAACTCTGTACCAGTCGTAATTGACAGGCCCGCCGTCCTCGTTGCTATATAAGTTGTCGCCTGTACTGTAATCGTAAGCGGCACGAACAAACGGCAGAATCTTATCTGCTAGAGGAATGATACGGTTCTTGCCTGCGTCTGTTTTTATGCCGCCAAAGAACGTCTTTTGTTGAAAATCTACATCAGTCTTTTTGATTTCGCAAAGCTCCGTCGGGCGCAGACCAGTATAGCAAAGTATAAGCACAGACTGTACATTGAAGTCGTGACTGTATCGCCACAGCTTCTCCATTTCTTCTGCGGTAAAAGGCTTATGCTTTTTGCTCTTAGGCTGCGGCGGCAGCTTCGCAAGTTCAACATAGTTCTTCTGTGCAATGTCGTTTGCAAGCGCGTATTTTGTTATCAGGTTGCAGACTATGCGGATAGCTTTCTTGCTGGCATAGCCTTTATCACAATCGTTTATAAGCTTCTGAAAGTCTGCGGTCTTTAATTCCGCAAAGGGAACGTTCCATATAGGCTCACAACGCGCGTAGGCTGCCTTGTATTGGTTAGATTGTTCTTTGCCGTCAACATAGGTTGCCGTCTCCCATCTGTCGTGTACCTGAGCAAATGTGAGCTTCATAGCGTCAACGTCGATGTGCTTGCCGCCGAGTGTCGCCAGGAACGCAAGTGCTTCTGTCCGCTTGGCGAAATAAGCAATAGGCTTTTGTATCTGCCTGCCCTCTGCGTCATAGCCGGTAGTTTTCCTGACCATAAACGGCCTGCGCCTGTTGCCGGATAGTTTTGTTATTGAGCCATAGCTGTTAGGTAATTTCAAATTATTCACACTCCCTGTGTATAAACTGTGTATAGTGACTAACTGTACCGTCCACGCTCTTATTATTAACAGATTCGCCATATGGAAGGTGGTATAATAAAGACGTGGTTAAAGGTTTGGAAACTCGCGTAAAAAACGACAATCCCCAAAAAGTCCTAGCGGTGTCACGGCCGCTAGGCATCTGCCTTAAGCCTACGAGAGTTTGCTACTAATCAAAGCGTTTTCAGTGTCACCTCCTTTCAAAGAATTAGAATAACAAGTTCGGACGAAACAACCCCCACGTTATGCCAGGCGTGGGGGTTGTTTCTTTATAATCAATAGCATTTTTTATGGTATAATTTTTCAGCGTACTCATAGTACATTGAATTGATGATAAAAATAACAGCCACGACAGCATCTATTATTTGCCAATCGCTTCGAGTAAGGCCAATATACTTAGAAAACAGAAGAAATATAGCTACGTGTAGTATTACCATTTTAAAATTATCAATTTTCCAATATTTCACACAAGCATATATAGCATAAAACCATACTGACATTTTCATACAGTTATACGCCCCTCTATCCGGCAAGCCTACAATAGATGTAAATAGCAAGAGAATAGCCATATACCAAGAGAGCATTTTAAAATCTCCATCATAAGATTTCACTATCCAAAGCGGAATAGCAAACATAATTAAAATAGCAAGTAAAGCAAGCATTATATTTCCCTTTCTTGATTAGTTTCCTCTGGGCAGTTTTACGCTGCCCACGCCGCGCCTCTTGATAATGGCATAGCGCATAATGTTGAATAGAAGTTCTTGACGCATAGGCAGTAGTTGCGTTCTGCCATGTTGACCACCCCCTTCGTGTTTATCTGATTTAATAATAGCACCTTCTCACAAAATGCACAAGTTATTTTAAAAAAAGTCGCACACGCACTTGCGCAACGCAGGACGATTCTAGTATACTTTAAGTAGGTTCTTGACGCATAGACTCCGCTATATTGATGAGGGGAATAACTATGCAAAATTTATTAAACGCCATACTTCAACTATTGCAAGAGATAGAGGACGAGAAAACGCTATCCATCATTTACAGTTTTGTCCTTGGTCTGACGCAACAAGATGAGTAGGCAACTTCATTTGCTGCGCTGAGCTGAACAGTGTAGCAAAAATCCCGTAACCGTTATGGTTACGGGATTTTTTTATTTGCCTGTTATTTGCCGGACTTCGCTAGGTTGTGAACAAAATCTTCAAATAAAGACTTCATCTCCGGCGGCAGCTTCAGATATTCAAGGAATAGCCGTTTGGTAAATTCATCATCACTTCTTAGCAGTTTGCCTATTTCAAAAGCTAAATCATCAGGCTCTTGCTTGAGCGGCTCTTTATCAAACATTTTGCCTTCGCCAGTGCGTAGCCATTCTTCATTGACGTTGAAAACTCTGCAAATATCAATAATAGCTCTTTCAGGAATGTTGCTTTCATCCTTTTCATAAGCTGAATATGTGCCTTGCTTTCGGTTGATTTTAGCGGCAAAATCCGTCTGATTAAGATTAAGAGTGCCACGTAGTTCGATAAGTCGTCTACTTAAATCCATCCTCTATCCTCCTTCCTGTTTCATATAATTATACACTGAAAATCCGATAAAATCAATGATAGAAAAACTTTATTTTCTATATTGACTTTAACGGCGAGAAGAAGTATAATAACAATATAACCGATATAGAAAATATAGGTAAAGGGGGGTGCTTACCGTGGAATTTTTTCAATCTAACTTTTTCCAGATATTCGTTCTTGTAACCAGCGGATTATTTTGTGGTTTCGCCCTGGTTCTGGTCTTTGCGTTCGTCGTTGGACTCGCTCGAGAATTGCTTTAAAGTAAACGAAAGGTGCAAAAGATAATGGACACAGCAATGTACATCATCGGCGTTTACAACGGGCGAGCAATGGCAGGTGAGCCTGCCACCATTGAAGAGTGTATTGCCACCATGTTAGCAATGGTTTTTCTTCTTCTTTTTTTAGAGCTTCCCAGATTTTTTGAAGTTCGGAAAGAGCAGCGTCAAAGGATGTTGCGTCGGGAAGAAGAGGAGACAAAACGCCAACGCTTGAAAAATCGTCTTGATGGCTTTGAAGCTTGGCGAAATCGTAAACTAGCTGAGGAAAAAATTCAGCAAGGCGAGCTTGGTTCTGCTCCCACAAGGAAGAACGCCACGGAACAAGTGGCGTGTCAGACTGAAGGTGCTCCATGTAAGAAGTGACGGCAGCTTTAAACAAAACGGCGTAAGCGCGGCGCACTTCCTGCTTGCGGTATTCTTCTCTATTTACTGTTAGCCGGTGAGTAAAGTAAGAAGCTGCAAGCGCAGGAGCAGCAGCCTTAAATATGTCTAATAAAGATTCAATAATAATCACCTCCGTTCTATTCTTTCATTATAACACGGAGAGTAAAGGGAAGGAGTGAAGAAAATGGAAGTAAAGCCAAAAGATATACTCACCGAAAAACGTGTAAAGCGCGTTGCGGTTGATATGACTAAGCTTAAAGCTGACGGCCTTGCAATGGCAGCCAGCTATATGCAGGGCCTGCAAGCTGCCATTAAGGTATATGAGCAGCAGGCTGCTGCATCCAACCAATAAGAAGGAAGGTGGAAACATGACAATGAAACGCTTAGGCGCTGGCGAGGTTTACGGCTGGCATGGCAATGATGACATTATGCTTGCTGTTGCTTGTGATAAGAAGTTCTGCGAGGAACACGAGCAGCAGGCGAGCGGCGCAATGGCACGTATGCAAGCGCGTTGTGATAACGCACTCCGTTTTCTGCCGGAAGTGCAGGCGGTACGCCAGCGTAGAGAGATGGCAGAAGCAATGCTGAAGGGAGCTGAACAAGATGATTAGAAACATTGCGGTCCAGCAGGCCGCAGAGCTTCTCGGCAAGCGTCCGCAGTTTATCCGCATCGGCTTGCAGCAGAACCGCTTGCCTATCGGCGTAGCGATTCGCGGCAGCGGCCGTTGGAGTTACCACATCAGTCCAGGTGCCCTTGCAAATTATATGGGCGTTAGTCCGAAGGAGTTGGAGGGTATGCTGAATGGTTAAGAAAAGGAAATGCGCTGTGTGCGGCAAGGACTTGTCGCATATGAACTACTCTAAAGTAGTAGACAAGGAAAGCGGCCAGCTCGTTACCGTGTGCAGCGGTGGCGAGTGCTGGCGAAAGATGATTATGAAAGGGTGGGGAAAATGAGCAAGACTAAAGGCTTGATAAAAGCGTTCTTGATTACCGCTATGCTGCTTGCCGGTCTTATCTTTTTAACTGGCGGCAGCGCTGCAAAGGTAGCTGCTAAAGCACACGGCTTTTTGTTCCCTGCGTATTCGCAGACGAACGTAATCCATCAGGTCGCCGACGGCGACACTCTCTATGGTATTGCTTACCAGTACGCCGACAAGCAGAACAAATGGGATGATCTGCGCGGCGTGATGTGTGACATCGACGAGGCTAATAACCTCGATAAAAACAGAAGCTGTTTACGTCCGGGACAACAAATAGTTGTTCCGTTATATAACAAAATTTAATTTATTTTTGAAAGGAGAATGATATTTATGGATATCGAAATTGACGTTAACAAATTAGTAGAGGAGTTTGTCTGCAAGCGCGGCGGCGGCGTTGTTCTTGCTGCAAATAAAGGAGAGACGATTGCGGCCTTTCGTGGAGACTTGCCGGTGATTTTCGAATGCCTGATGCGTCCTCTTACGCAAGTGCTTTTGACATTTGCAAGACAGAACCCCGAAGATTTTCGGCTTGCGGTGGGCGCTATTACCACTCATATGGTAGCCGTTGCGAAAGTCGCAAGTTACAAATACGACTTACCGCATCTTAGTGAGGAAACTATGGATTGTCTCGAAAACGCGTTAGAAAATGAAGAACTTGCAACCGAGACATTCAAATTAGTTAAAAGCTTTATCAAAGAAGCGGAAGCAGCAGCAGAGGAGGCAGAGCAATGAAAGGCAAACTGATTATGACGGTTGAGCAAGCTGCTGACCGCGTGGCGTGGGAGCGCGTCCGTAATAGCGGCATTGGCGGCAGCGATGTTGCCTGCATTATGGGACTGAACCCATGGAAGAGCGCCTACGCACTCTACGCTGAAAAACATGGCGACGTAGAAGCGGAGGACCTCTCCAATAACGAGTTCGTCTATTGGGGTACGGTTTTAGAGCAGGTAGTAGCTGACAGATTCTGTGAGCTTACCGGCAAGAAGGTTCGCAAGTGCGGTACACTGCAAGACGAAAGTTATGAGTTTATGCTGGCAAATGTTGACAGATTAGTGGTGGGTGAGAACGCAGGACTTGAATGTAAGACGGCCAACGGCTTTAAGGCTAGCGAGTGGGACGGCGACTGCTTGCCTGATTCTTACTATTGTCAGTGTCAATGGTACATGATGGTCACTGGGTGTGAAAAATGGTACATTGCCTGTCTGATTGGCGGTAATCATTTTGTGTGGAAAGAAATTCCGCGCAATGATGAATTTATTCAGGATATGAGAGCGCAAGCGATTGTGTTCTGGAATAACCTTAAAAATAATATTGCGCCGGAAGTCGACGGCAGCGACAGTACATCGCAGACCATCGAGAAAATTACTGAAGGCATTATTGGAGTCGACGAAATCGCACTTGGCGCGCAAGCAGGGCCGTTTATAGCTCGCTATCATGAGCTTGCGAAAACTGAAAAGCTTGTAAAAGAGCAGCGCCAACAGTGCCAGAACGCGCTCACATTGATGTTACAAGGCGCAAAGTGCGGCACGTTTAATAACTATAAGATTGTCAACGCGCCTGTCAAAGGGCGCGAAAGTATAGACCGCAAGGCACTAATGAAAGACTTGCCGGACGTGTACGAGAAGTACAAAAAAGTCGGCAAAGATAGTTTTAGATTTAGTATTAAAGAAAGTAAGTAAGTAAGGAGTAAAGAGAATGGCAACTATCAACGGTATTACAAAGAGAAATGCAAGCATGGCAAATCCTGCCCCGTCGACGTTAGGCGTGATGATTGGCAGCGCAAGCGTGCAGCAACGCTTTGAAAAAATGTTAGGCAAAAAGAGTGCAGGCTTTCTTTCTAGCCTGCTGACACTGACTAATAATAATCGCCTGTTGGCGACGGCGAACCCGAAAACAATCTTGGCTGCTGCTGCTACGGCAGCAAGCCTGGACCTTCCCATTAATCCGTCATTAGGAAAAGCATGGATTGTTCCCTATAAAGGCAGCGCACAATTCCAGATTGGCTATAAAGGCGTGATTGAACTTGCAATGCGCACCGGTAAAATGAAGCATATCATTATGACGCCGGTGTACGAGGGCGAAATCACCAATTGGAATAGATTTACCGAGACTTACACTCCGGGAGAAAAAGCTTCTGACAGCGTTGTAGGTTACTTTGCTAGATTCGAGACGGTGAACGGCTTTAGTAAGGCCGCATACTGGACTAAAGAAGAAGTAACGGCTCACGCTAAACGCTTTAGTAAAGCCTTTAATAGTGGCCCGTGGCAGTCTGATTTTGATGCTATGGCCTGCAAGACTGTTCTTCTCTCTATCATGAAAACTTACGCTCCTATGTCGATTGAAATGCAGGAAGCATTGGAGAGCGACGGAAAAGTAGCTACAATCAATGAAAGTACCGGCGAAGCAGAATATATCGATGTCGACGCAAACGACGTTCACGAAGAAGCTCACGAGCCGTCAGATGGTAGAAGCGTTGATGTGGAAACTGGCGAAATCTTCACGGCAGAAGAGATTGAAGCAAGCATGAAATAGGTGGTAGCATGGCTGACGTCGGCTGGGTACGGCTTTCAACTAGAATGTTTGAAAACCGCAAAATAAAACATCTTCTCAGTCAGCCTAAAGGTGCGGATTTAACGTTGCTGTGGGTGCGCCTGCTGTGTTTGGCAGGCACCATTAACGACAACGGTAGAGTATACGTTACATCCAAAGTGACGTATACTCCCCAAACTTTAGCGGTTGATACTGGCGTTGCGCTGGCAGTGGTTAAGAAGGCGTGGGAATTATTTCAAGATTTAGAGATGATAGAGATTACCGAAGAAGGGTATATAGAGATTCTCGGCTGGGAGAAGCATCAAAATGTCACGGGACTAGAAAAGATTCGTGAACAAAATAGATTGAGAAAACAGAAGCAAAGACAGTGTGACAAGTCACGCACTGTTGATGATGATATGTCACGTGACAGTCACGTGACAGAATGTGACAAGTCACGCACTGTCACGCAACAGAGAAGAGAAGAAAAGAAAAGAAAAGAAAATGAAGATGATTATCATCATCTTCATAACGACGACGACGCAAAATGTCACGCAAAATGTCACACGGAAATTTTTGCCTTGTGGGAAAAAAATATCATGCCACTTGTTCCGGTTGTCGCGGAAAAGCTGCAAGCTCTGCTGCAAGAGGTTGGTGAGGCAGCTGTTGAACATGGCATTATGGCAGCTGTCGAACACGGAGCCAGAAATTTCAGCTACGTGCAAACGGTGGCGAGAAATTACATGAGCGGCAAGAACAAGCCGCAAAAGCCGCAAGCAACGAAGAAGAATGACGTTGCAGCGGCGGCTGAGGCTGTCATAGCCGGACTTGATGAAATGGAGTGGTAGACATGGACAAGAAGCAGAACTGCATCGAGATAGCGAAGCACATGGCTGTGCTGTTCGGAGCTTACGGACAGAGCAGCGACGTAGACCGTCAGAAAATCTACGTCGCTGACTTGGCAGACTTTCCGGCAGAACTTGTCGGAGCAGCGTGCAAGAAGCTGCGCTACGAAGCAAAATTCCTGCCGACGATTAGCGAGATTGTGGACGCAACGAAAAGCCTTATGGCCACGAGTACGGGCAAGCGCTTACCTTCTTGGCTGGAAGCGCAGCAGGAAATCGAGAAGCAAATTTCTTGCGCTGGAATTTACAAAAAGCCGGAGTTTAGCTGCAAAGAAATCGGACAAGCTGTACAGGCTTATGGCTGGCTGAATATCTGCATGAGCCACACATCAAATATGCCGACTGTGTGGGCACAGCTCAGAAAGCTATACGAAAACGCTTGCAAGTATCAACGTAGTGAAGCAACAAATCGCTATGTGCTCAAAGATAAGCCGCCTGGCTATCTCGGATATTGTGAAGCAAAAAATGACGGGTTGATGCTTATAGCAGGCTTTTTAGCAAAGGAGTGAGGGTGGATGGGCAAGAGAATTCTCGTTGTGGAATTTCGCCTTGATAGATTCAAGGACCGCCCGGAAGAAGCGCCGCTGACCAAACGGCAAGAGCAAGAGCGGTTCAAGAAATACGGGCGCTTAACAGTGCTGCGTTTGCACCTGAAGAAAAAGGGACAAGCGCAGCAGGTCGACTGCCTTTGCGAATGTGGCCGCATCGTGACGAAGAATTGGTACGATGTGAAGCAAGGCAAAGAACCGCGAAATTGCGGCAACCCAGACTGCCTCTGGATGAGGATAGACTCGGAAAGGAACGTTGCCACAACACCGGCAATTATCTTGCGGCTTAAACCAAAATGGCGTTGTCGCAGACCTGACGCAGGCTGTGCGAGAAGTGAACTGTGCGGCATCTGCTGCGCGGAGTGTGACAGGAAAAGCCGTTGCGAGATGGCTTGCGGGAATAATCCTGCGGCTTGTGGTGGCAGCGAGAGAAGAACACGAAATTATAACTAAACGCGAAGGAGATTAAAGATGAAGCGTAAGCAGCGAGAACGGCATGAACTGAAAATGTATCTCAAGACTCTGCGGTACGGCGCGAGATATGATGTTATAACCACGCCAGCCGTCCGCGAGCTGATTATCAATAAAAAGAAAAGACGTGGGCAGCAGATACTGCGATATTACAAGCGCTGCAAGGATAATGCTTACGCGTGGCTCAAGAAAGAAATGGATAAAGGAAGAGGGAATTAATAGATGAGTGTAACATTAAGTGATAAACGTAGAACCGTCGAATATGAATTTGGTTATGGTGCATTGCACCGCTATCGGTTGGCAGTTGCAGAAGCATACGGCGTTAAAGAAGCACTTATAGCTGCTATTATGCCACCTTTCTCAGATATAGATGAAGTATTTATAAAGAAAGTTGAAGAAAAAGTACCAGATGAAGTAGCTGATTTTCTCTTCGCTTGCGATTGTGGTGCTGAGTTTAATCAAAAACAATCTAGCGTAATTTATCATGCGTTGAAAGATATTACATTGCCAAAGAATTATAATCCTGTAATTACTGCATATGGCAAGACATACGACCTGCATAAAGCATTTATAGAAGTTTTTGGCTTAGGCAGGTACAAAAACAATGGTGTCCTGTGGGCATAGGAAGGAGAAATGCAATTGGGGTTTGACTATATTTCGCATGGCGCAAAAGTTGTAGTGCTAACTGATAATGAATGGCGCATTGAAAGGAGTGATAACTATGACAATTAAAGAACTTTACGAATGGGCGAAAGAACGAAACGCAGAAGAAATGACGCTACACGTATATACATGGGGTGAGGGTTGTAGTGCTTTGGTGGTTGAAGGTGAATTAGCAATCGTTGATGTAGACGGTACTAAACGTGTAGTTATTCAGAAATAAAGGAGTGGAGGTAAAGAAAATGGCTAAAAATTTAATTCCTGAGATTGCCCGTATGCTCGGCGTGGAGTTGGGCGAAGTTTTTAAGTTAAAGGGCTATGAACACGATGAATATCGTATTTCGGAAAAGTATGGGCTTGCACGCAGACATAGAACTTTTCGGGAAGAATGGCAAATTGCGGAAACGGTGTTTAGAAATTTAATTTATGGGCGCGCCGAAATTGTCAAACTACCGTGGAAACCCACAATGTACGAGGAATACTGGACGTTTGGCAAATTGGGGAAAAAATGGATTGTGGGAACTCTCTCGTGGAAAGAACTCCCATATGAAATTCTTTTATTTGACAAGGGCTGGGTATATCGCACTCGTGCAGAAGCCGCAGCGGCATTACCTGCGGTGGCTGCGGAGTTGGGAGTAGAATATGAAATCTAAAGCATATGTTTTCTCCAACGCCGCAGATTACGACGTTGACGACTTATCAGAAGAAGTAACATTTGCCGAGACGCCTGGCAAGGCGAAGCAAAATTTCAGCATGGAGAATGGCGTCCATTACAAGGATATTCGTGTTCAGCGTATGCCGTGGGCAGACAAATACGGGAGCGTTGATAAAATTCCTGTTAAGGAATGGTTTGACCACGGCTGGCATTTCACTTGTAATATTTGTGGTGCAATGATAGAAGATGTGACAAATTTTTACATCAACGATGATGGATTCTGCTGCAAGAAGTGTTTTGACGAATGGGCGGAAGAAAATGACAGTTGAAGAACGCAAAATATTAGCCGTCTGCGACTTCTGCGGTGACACTGTGCCGCTTGAAGAAGTCTATATAGACCGCAAGGGTGTGACGTTCTGCCGTTCCTGCTACAAGGGAACGTTCGAGGACCTAGAACGAGAGGAGGACAACGAAGATGATTGAGTTTACTGTGGCTGGCGAACCGGTGGCGCAGGGCAGACCGCGCTTTTCTACTCGCGGCAGTTTTGTGAAAGCATATGACCCTGCTAAAAGCAAAGACTACAAGGCATATGTTAAGCTGGTAGCGGCGGCGGCTATGAATGAGCGTTCGCTTAAACCGCTTGGCGGTGCTATTTCGGTTAGCATTAAAGCTTTTGTCGGCGTTCCCAAAAGCAAAAGCAAAAGATTCCGTGAAGCAGCTTTAAGTTGGGAGATTCGCCCGACTAAAAAGCCAGACTGCGACAATATAGCAAAGATTTTGCTTGACGCTATGACGGGCATTGTCTACGAAGATGACAAACAAATAGTTAAACTGTCGGTTGAAAAATATTATGATGATGTTCCGAGAGTGGAGGTGGAAATAATCAATGAATAAGGTACTAATCACCGGCTATATTTCTAAGAATTTGAAGGTCGAAACAACTTCTACCGGTCGCGAACGTATCCAATTTGATATAGCAACGCGGCGAGATTTTAAGAGCAGCGACGGAAAATATAAGTACGATTTTCCACACGTGCAGAGCTGGAACCCAGGTATCAATAAATTTATCAAGGCGTTTTGCGACGAGGGCGCACACGTCGAGATAGAAGGCCGCTGGCAGACCGACACGTATATGGGCAAGGACAACAAGAAAAAGAAGATTGACTATATAAACCTAGAATCTTTGCGCTGCTTAGATAGAAAAGGCCCCGTGAGAAGTGGTAAAACATCTCCGGCAGGCGCAGATTTCGCTTCCATGGGACAATCAGTGGACGATTACTCGGACGTAGAAAATCTCGACTGGTAGAGGACGTGAGAACATGGCAGACGTATTTACATATAAGCAGGCAGAAGAATTCGTCGAACAGCTTGCTATCGCTCGTCGTTCCATTTCTGTTGCTGTTGATTCAGCTCGTTTACAGCAAAAAGCTGAACGCTTGGAGCTAGATTATAGGCTGCGTTACAAAGACCCCACGGCAAAATTAGTGATAAACGATTTAACGCCGCTCGCCGTTGTGCGCTGCTTCCATGAAAATCAGCCGTTTATTGTTTACCAGCCTGAAAAATGGCTGAAGGTTATTCAAGAAGCGTTCAATCTTTTTCGCCAGCGATTCGGTGACGGGCCTTATATGATTATCAAGCATCGGTTTATACGCGGATGGTCGACAAAACATATAATGGCTGTCGATGGCGTTTCGCTTCAAACATATTCGCTTCGGCGGCAGCAATTCCTTGCCGGACTTCTGGTGCTGGCTGCCCAGAACGGACTCATTAGAATTGACTCGTCGCTTCCAAAAGATAAATAAAAAATCCCCCTGCGACTATTGCAAGTCGTGGGGGAATTTTTTCGCTTCCGTGCAGGTCGCGGATTTCGTCCATGGTCAAGGTTTTACGAACCTTCTTTATCCACTCGCCAGCGTGCCAGTACCAGAGTTTTTTCTTGTTGGCCCATTTAGCGCCAACGGACTTTATAACGTCTTTGTATTGGTAGGTGTTGCCGCCTATTCATAACCAGCTACCACAAATTTCAAGCTCAAGGCCTTCAAGGCCTATGAGCTTTTCGAGAACCTCGGCAAATTCGCGCTGCTCGTATAAGATTTCTTCGGCTGTCTTGTATGTGCCGTCTTGCTTCTTGTTGCGCTGGTGGTTGCCAGTTGCTTCTTCGCGGGCGATACGTTGCGCGGCTTGCTCGTACTCTGCCTGCATGGCCTTAAATTCGGCAGGATTGCCGCCCTTATCTGGATGCAGCTGCAAGCAAAGGCGCTTGTAGGCCTTTTTTTAACTCTTCTGCGGTTTTGATGTTTTCAAAGTATTTTTTCATGGTGTTCTCTCCTTTCGGCTGTGGCTAGGGCTTCGGACCTTCTACCAGGCAGCTTTACGGCCCCCAGAGGGGCCGCCGTCAGCTTTAGGGAATGAGCAGCTTTGCTTTCAGCCTTGCCGCTGCTGCTTTGTAATATTCATACGTCTCTACGTATATCTCACGGCCATTCGCAAAGTACGCAACCATCACCCAAGGCTTGTCTGGGTAGAATGGGCAGTCATAACCTTTCACGTGGTCAACGCCTTTTGCTTTACGGTAGATTTTGAGTAATTGCTGGATTCTCGGGTTCTTCATTTTCATTTTTTCGTCCTCCTTAAAATTTTTGTACTGTTGCCGTTCCGTATACATCAAAAAAGATGTTGTAAAAATGGCCTTTAACTACGGTGTGTACGGTTTCAACGTGGCCCGGAAAGTCTGAAAAATCAGCGGTTGCCAAAATTTCGATGTCTTTCAGGTTGGGTTGAAAACCGTATTCGCGGAACAATGCGAGTTGTACAGTTTTGATAATGCTTGCTTTTTCAATTTTGCTCATTTTGTTACCTCCTAAACTCTTTGCGAGTTGTTTTATTGCTTTGTTGTGTCTATTGTAACTCATATTGGGTTACTTGTCAATACCCTAAATTAGTTATTTTTAATTTTTTTGCGTTGCTAAAAACTCACATTGGGTATATAATGTAGATGAGTAATTCCGGAGGTGATTATATGATTAGTAACACAATCAAAGCTATGGCTGGTCTTGCTGGATTGTCACGACAGCAGATAGCGGATAGTTTAGGCCTTGCGCGTCCGCAGGCCGTAACCAACAAGCTGGGGCGCGATAGCTGGACGGCGCAGGATGTCAATAAGATAGCGGCGTTGGCAGGCTACAAGCTAGCGTTTGTCGATGACGCTGGACGCGCCGTGTTGACGTTCCCAGCGCCAGAGCAACCAGCGCAAGCGCAGGACAAACAACAATAATATAATGATTTGACCATTGCAGGCAGATAAGGCCTTGCAATGGTCTTTTTTTATTTGTCCATAGCGGCACGCTAACAGCCGCAAATTAACCTTATTTTATTGTTTACCAAAAAATTACAATTTATCATTGATACAGTGCGTTTTTCTGACAATTATAATTATATATAAGATAATCATTTCAATCATGATTCGGTGGACTTAATCATAATACAGATTAAGTCTTTTTTGTTTTTCCCTTATTTATATTATTACATTTGTTTATTTATTATTTTATGGTTAATTCTTAAGATGTTATTATATTGTTATTATACTAATTATGATTATTATATTAAATATAGGTGATTGTAATGTTTAAGCCAAAGGTATTGACAATGGAGAGAGAGGGCAAGCGCGGCAGAGGACGACCGCCAAAAGCTGCAAGCGATGGTGTTATGACTCTAGCAGAGTGTGCAGCCCTATTAAAGCAGCAAGGCGCTGCCGTTGCAATAATGGCCGTGCAGGACCTACAAGCTTATTGGTTACGTATCATGCTGGACGACAAGAGCAGCAACAAGGACAAGTTGACGGCTAGCAAGCTGTATGCAGAGTCTATAGGGGCATTTGACAAGCAAGAGGATAGCAATAAGCGTCCTGCCGTGTATGTCTGGGGCGCTAACACTGAGGACGCAGCAGAGGCAGAGATAGCAAACGATAGTTTGGATAATGACGATAAAGAGCAAACATAAATAGAGCTTTTAACATAATCGTTATTATCGGACGTAAAATAGTTATGCTGTTGCGGCTGATGAGCTGGCTTGTTCAGCCTACCAGCAGAGATGAGCCACTCACCACGGTTCTTGTTGGTTGGCGCTGCTGCTGCTTTTGTTCCTGCTGGCGTTGGCGTTTTCGTTCGTCGGCGTGGTGATTGTGTTGTTTTGGCGTTGCCTTCGTTTTTCTGACGCTTGGGTGGGGGTGGGTCCCCCATTCCTGACGAGCCTTGGGGGGCCCCACGGTCCAAAAATTACTAAACCGAAATTTTTCAAGGGGGTAATCATGGAATACGAAAAAATCATAATGCCATATTCTCCCTTCCCAATATGGAGGGACGTATTGCACAAAGAGCTAGACGCTCATAGATTTGCGGTAGTCGTTGCACACCGTCGTTTTGGTAAAACAATAGGCATGGTGAATCATCTTATCAAAGATGCACTAAGCAGCGATAGAATAGCTCCTATGTTCGCAATAGTCGGCCCTTGGGCGGCGCAGATGGAAAAGGTTGCATGGGGACCGCTCAAATACTACTCACACGTAATTGACGGTGTGAAGGTGAATGAGACTAAGCACTATGTAGAGTTTCCGTCAAAGATAGAAGGCGCTCAGGGTGCGAGGATATATGTTATCGGTGCAAACAATCCTGATAATGCGCGTGGTACTTATTGGGACGGCGTGGTACTGGATGAGTTCAGCGATATGAAGCCTTTCATGTGGTCTGAGATTATCCGTCCTGCGATAACGAATAAGAATCGCAAGGGATATTGTTACTTTATCGGCACTCCTAAAGGGCAGAATGCTTTTTACGAGATGTATAAGAAGGCCTGCTCCGATGAGCGCTGGTTTGCGTATTTGTCGGATGTAAAGACTAGCGGCGTTATTGATGCGAAGGAAATTGAGGACCTGCAAAAGGATATGTCCGATGTAGAATTCCGTCAAGAGTACATGTGTGACTTTGGCGTTAAAGCTATCAATGAGCTGTTCAGCCTAGAGGAATTAGACTCCGCTTTTGAAAGAGGATTGAAGGAAGAGGACGTTCCTTGGGATTTACCCGTTATTCAGGGCGTGGATATTGCGCGTTACGGCGACGATAGAAGCACGATATGGAAGCGTAAGGGCCTTATGGTGTATGCGCGGCCTAGAGTTTATAAGCATCTAAATACCATGGAGATGGCCGATAAGATAGCTCAGGCTATGGGAGATAACGATGCAGACATGACTTTTATAGATGCTGGCAACATGGGTGCTGGCGCGATTGATAGACTTAGACAAATGGGATATACGGCACTGAGAGAGATACCGTTTCAGGCTAAAGCGCTTGACCATGACAGGTACGAGAATATCAGAGCCGAGATGTATTTCAAACTTAAAGAGTGGATTGCTGCCGGTGGTGCGCTGCCGAACGAAGAAGGCCTGCGCGATGAACTGGCGATAGTGCAATATAAATTCAGCAAGACAGGGCGTTTGATGCTGACTCCTAAAGATGAGATTAAAGAAAAGCTCGGACGTTCTCCTGACCTTGCGGACGGCCTAGTCTTGACCTTTGCCAGAAAAGTACCGCTACGGCAAAGAATATCAGACGATGGCTTGAAACCAAAAATTCCTATGTGTAACACGGAGTATTCAGTGATGGAGGCGATTTAAAAAATGGGCGCAGTAAAAAAAGTATTTAAAAGTGTTGGTAGCCTTTTCGGTATTGGTGGGCAGGATATGCCGACGGTAGAGAAGGCTGACCCTACGCCGACTAGCGCGAACAGCAGTGATGTGTCCGGCAATACTGGCTCGAACGGCACGAAAAAGAAGCGTCGCGGCTTTGCCAGCACACAGACTAGCTTGGCAAGCAGCGAGGGCGGTACGCGTAATACTCTTGGCTAAGAGAGGTAACGGCTATGGAAATTAGAACTCTTGCGGCAACGGAGACAGCGGCAGGGACAATGCCTGCTGACAGTCTGCCGTTAAAGAGAAAACTACCCGACAGGCAGAAGCTTGCTCGGAAATTGAAAATCCTTTTTGAAGAGCGCCGAGAATGGGAGCCGCGCTGGAAGGCTATCCGTGATTATCAATTGCCGTTTATTGGCGAATTTGACGATACAGAGGATAGAACGAATCCTGCACGCAGACGCGACTTGAAAATAGCGCACGGCGTAGCATGGAGAGCAGCGCAGGTATTTGCTGCCGGTGTGATGAGCGGACTGACACCGCCCAGCCGCCAGTGGTTCAGATTTGCGTATCGCAGGCCTGACCTAAACTCTAACGTGGAAGCTATGCGAGTGTTAGACATAAGGCAAGAGATTGTATCTATGACGCTTGCAAAAAGCAATTTTTATAATAGCGTGCATAGCGTGTACCTGGAACTTCCCTTCGGACAGTGCCCTATGGCGATATTTGCAGATGCGGTGAACGGTGTGCGGTTTCAGACCATGACAATCGGCACATATGCGCTTGGTGTTGACGGCTTCGGCAAGGTGCAGACCTTTGCCAGAAAGTACGAAATGACCTTGCAGCAGATTGTAGATTGCTTTGGCAAGGATGCTATCCCGGAGCGCATGAAGGGGCTGCTGACTAATGATGCGGCTTTAAGCAAGAAATTTACCGTAAACTGGCTCGTTGAACCAAACGACGATAGACTGCCCGGCAAGGTTGATAGGCTGAATATGCCGTTCAAGTCTGTGTACTGGCTGGATAATTCTAATCAGGATGAATATTTATACGTCGGTGGTTTTGAAGAACAAGCTATTCCGGTAGCACGATACTTAGTCAATGGCCTTGATGCTTATGCTAAAGGTCCCGGCTGGTTTGCTGAGGGCGATAGCAAGATGTTGCAGCTCTTGAAAAAAGACTACATGACAGCGGTTGAGCTGAGTATCAAGCCGCCGATGAAAGGCCCTGCCGGACTCATGAACAATGGCGGCATTAACCTTATACCGGGCGGACTGACTGCGGTAGACGACCAGACGCAGGAAATTGTGCAGCCACTTTTCAATGTCAATCTTGACCTTAACCATGCGCAGGAAGAAATCATTCGCGTAGAGGACGCTATCAAGCGCGAGTATAGCGCAGATTTGTTCCTGATGCTAGATAGCCTAGACAACAGCCGCATGACTGCTAGAGAGGTTGTGGAGCGCACGCAGGAGAAGTTGCAGCAGCTTGGCCCGGTGGTTGAACGTCTGCAAGATGAATTTTTAACACTGGTTATTCAGCGAGTGTATAACATCATCGAGCGCAGCGGCGGCTTTCCACCTATTCCTGAGGAATTGCAAGATATTATCGGTGAAGCTGATATCGAGGTTGATTATATCTCCCCGCTGGCGCAAGCGCAGAAAATGAGCGGTTTGGTAAACATCGAGCAAGCTATTGCGCAGACCGCTCAGATGGCACAGATTTGGCCAGAGGTTACGAAAAAGATAGACCCCTTGGGAGCTATCGCGAAATATTTTGAGATGCTTGGCGTGCCTGCTGCGGCGCTCAGAAGTGATGAAGCGGTTGAGCAGATACTTAAAGCTGAACAAGAAGAAGCGCAGCGTCAGCAGCAGATGCAGGAAGGCTTGGCGGTCGCACAGGCGACAGCGCCGGTTGCAGATGCGGCGAAGAACTTGACGGCTGCGGCGAACGACGCTAACCCGGCTATCAGTAGCTGGATGGGCATTCCCGGAGGTTGGGACTGATGAATGATAGAGAGAAAGTAAAGCGATATAAGACTAACACTGGCGACGATGAACGCCAGCAGGAGCTATCTCGCTACATGACTATGGAAATCAACAGACGCGACCACGAGGCGCTTACTGAACTGCTTTCCACGAAATGTGGCAGATGGTTTCTGATGCGGCTGCTGGATGCTACAAAGGTGAACTCGATATGCTTCACGGGCAACAGCAAAACGTTCTACAATGAGGGCCGCCGCGACGTTGGCTTAAGCATTTTGGCTGATATTGCCGCGCTTGGTATCGACGGTATCAAGCGTAAGCAGCAGGCCGAAATGGAGTATATAGAGTTTCAAGAAAAGGCTAGGGAACTAGCCACCGAATATGTGGATAGCAAGGAGGCTATGAACTATGAATGACGACCAGACAACTACTCAGACCACGACTGAGCCTGCGGGACAACAAGGCGCAGGCTCGCAGCAACAACAACAGCAGCAGACTACTGAGCCTGCTGCAAATACTACGACTACAGCTAATCAAGGAGCTGCCCCCACCACTACAGGAGAAGGGGCGCAAGGGCAACAGCAAGCTAATCCGCCCGGCTCTATTAGTTATAATTTCGAGGGTGTGCAAATGCCCGAAGGTATTGTGCTGAATCCGGAAGAAAGTGCCAGATTTATCGACGTTATCAAGGACATGGGCCTGAACAACGAGCAGGCAAGCGCTATCGTGAAGTACGGCGGCGAGTATGCAGACCGAATCGCTGAGCAGATTTTTGAAGCTCATGCGCAAGAGGTTAAAGGCTGGCGCGACGAGACAGAAAAAGCTCTCGGCGCAGACCTGCAAAAAACTGTCGGCTTATGCGACGTGGCCTGCCGCAAGCTGAACATTCCCGGACTGCGAGAAGCGCTGAATGAAACTGGCGCAGGCAACAAATTGCCCATTGTACGAGCATTCGCCAGACTTGGTGAACTACTTAGCGAGGACCCGGGCAAGGCTGCCGGTGTGAGCGGCGCTGCTACTAATGGCGGCGGCGATATTTTCACGGCGATGTTCCCTAACACGGACTTTAGCAAATACAAATAATTTATGATGAAAGGATTGAAAATCAATGGCTACAATTGGCTTGGCTCATACTTTGAGCGACTTGCGTAAACAATTAACCCCTGATGGCGCGATTGACCACGTAATGGAAGTGCTGAATGAAAGCAATCCGATTATGGAAGACGTCCGCTGGATGGAAGGCGACCTTCCTATCGGCAATAAAACTACCGTGCGTGCGTCTTTGCCGTCTCCGTCTATCCGTCGTATTAACCGTGGTACTGCGGCAACCAAAGGTACCGTAAAGCAAATCATTGATGTTTGCATGAACTTGGAGGACCGCTCCTGCGTTGATATTGAACTGCTGGCGGGCAAACCGAACCCGGCACAATACCGTCTGTCCGAGGCAGATGCGCACGTTGAAGGCATGGGCCAGTATGTTGCACGTCAGCTCTTGTACGGCGACCTGAACGCCGACCCCGACACTTTCAACGGCATTATGACTCGTTATAATACTTTGAGGGGCGGCAAGGGTACTCCCGGCTATCAGGTAATCCCTGCCGGTACTCCCGGCACTAACACCAACACTTCTATCTACTTTGTAGACTGGGGCGACCGTCGTGTTACCGGCATTTATCCGAAGGGCACTACCGCAGGCCTGACTCACCGCGACCTGGGCGAAGGTGACGTGTACGACGAGAACGGCAAGCCGTTCCGTGCTGTGCAGGACCTGTACACTTGGAAGCTTGGCCTTGCTGTGTACAATGTTCGTTCTATTGCGCGCGTCTGCAACATCGACGCAACTAAGCTGAACACTCTTACTGATGCTGCTCAGCGTGAGCTGATGAATAAGTTCATCATGACGAAGAATCTTCTGCAAAACCCGGTTAACCCGATTGCGTATGTTTCCGAAAGCCTGTACTCGTACCTTGAGTGCTACCTGAACAACAAAAACAACGTTCATGTAACTCGTCAAGACTTCATGAACGCGCCGCCGAAACTGTATCTGGCAGGCATCCAGATTAAGAAAATGGATTGCCAGTCTGACACTGAAGCTGCGGTAACTGAGGACTAAGGAAGGAGGGTAACATCATGATTTTTGACCAGCAAAATATGTATATGGACAAAAGCCTGACCAGTAATGTTATTGCGAATGTTGGCGGCGGCGACGCTGCTGACCCGCTCTTTCTGGTTGTGTTTGCGGATACCGCCCTGACTGCGGCAAGCGGTGCGACCGCAGCACTCGAAGTATCCGACAACGAGAACTTCTCTACGAAAGTAACTTTAGCAACCTTCACTCTGGCTGCTAGCAAGAAAGGTATTCTCGTAGCTGCTAAACTGCCGTATGGCATGAAGAAATACTCCAGACTGACTGTGACCGGCGCAACCGCAGGCACTCTGACTGCCGGCCTTACCGAGACTGTTCCGAATTGGCCAGGTTGATAACTATGGACAAAAGCGAATACGACGACTATAAGCTGCTCAGTATGAATGATTTGCGAATCCTGCTTTATGACGCAGGCGTTGATTGGCCTGACGACGCAAGCCGTGAGGACTTAATCAAACTGTACAAAAAAGTAGAGAAGCAATGGTGAGCGAAGAAGGGCACGACTTGTGCCCTTCTTTTTTTACAAGGAGGCAATAATGAATATTACAGATGTTTGCAACATAGCGTTAGCTCATATTGCAAAAGCAAAGATAGCGAGCATTGACGAAGCGTCAGAACAGGCACGTCAATGCAAACTGTTTTATGACAGCACTAAAAAGCAATTGCTGCGTGCGTATACATGGGGCTTTGCTAAAAGAGTCAGCAAGCTTGCGGAGTTGACGGTAGAGAGTCCGTACTGGAAACACGTATATGCTTATCCGCAAAAGTGTATTGCGGTGCGAAAAATCTTCGACTCCGAAAGCGGCGCAATGATAAGGGCAGGAGAGCAGGAACAGGAGGACTGGGACTTATATATGGCGAGTGACAACGTTCTTGGTATTGGGTGCAACATCCCGCAGGCGTGGCTTGAATACACCTATGATGTGGACGACGTAGAATTGTTTTCTAGCGATTTTTTAGAAGCCTTTACACATATGCTTGCGTTTAACATATGCGTGCAGCTGACGGGCAACAGCGCCTTGCAGCAGACGCAATATCAGCTTGCACAAGCTGCATTATTAAGAGCGAAATATACCACGGCCAGCGAGAAGAAGGATAAGCTGGAATATCCTACACGATACTTTGACGGGAGGGCATAAACATGGCGAACGGACTGCAACCGTATTACCTGCTGCAAAGCGCATTTACTGGCGGTGAAATATCTGCCGAAGTGGCAAACCGCGTGGATTTGGACAAGTATCAGTTTGCTGTGCTGCAAGCCAGGAACTGTCTTGTAAAGCCGCACGGTCCTATTTATCGCCGCCCGGGAATGATGTATGTAAGCAGGACAAAATACAACGACAAGAAAAGCATTGCCGTTGCTTTCAATGGAACTGACAACAACGACTATTTATTGGAAATAGGCGATAAATATATAAGAGTTTTTAGAAAAGGCGAATATTTGGGAGTAGAAATAATTACTCCGTTTACGGAAGATACATTACAGGATTTGAGATTTATTCAAAGCGCAGATACTATGTTTATTGCCAGCGGCAAATATCCAGTGAAGCAGCTTGCGAGATACTCGGACACGGATTGGCGCTTTAGTGATTTTGAAATTATGGATATGTATTTCAATGAGAGGGAAGATTTTGCGAATGAATACAAAGAGTACAAAACAGCAGGGACGTATTCTTTCAAACCTGCTATAAGCGGAGAGTATCGGGTAGAACTTGCCGGGGCCGGCGGCGGTGGTAACGGTGGAATGCTTAAAGAGAATGTTTTTATGCCGCTTATTTATGGCGGTGCTGGTGGCCGCGGTGAGCTAGTGTCGCAACGCGTGACGTTAGATAGCAGCACAACTTACTCTATAACCGTCGGAACTGGCGGCAAAAAAGGTATAAGTTATTTGCAACCCGATGGAGACGGAAACTCTACACTTGTGTTTGTGAATGGCGAAGATGGTGGAGCTAGTACAGGCTTTAGCATTACAGCAAGAGGCGGCGGAGGCGCAACTAAGCAGAACGGCATAAGCTATGGTAACGGCGGCTTGGGTGGACGAAAAGGCAGCCGTAAAGTTTCTCCGGGGGACGGCGCTGACGGCTGGGTTAAAATTTCTTACAAGGGCAACACAGAGCTTACACCGTCAGGCATAGCTGGAGAAATTACGTTGACCAGCAATAAGGAAACGTTTACCAGTGAGCGCAAGGGCGCGAAACTGAAATTGCGGCAAGAGATAGCAGCTAAGACTGTATCAGCATCTAATGCCACAACAGAGAATGTCAAAGTTGGCACTAACTGGAAAGTTATTTCTCATGGCACATGGTCCGGCAAACTGACGATAGAAAAAAGCAACGACGGCGAAAGCTGGAAAAAGTACCGTGAGTATACGTCAAAGGACGATTATAACCCATCGGAAAGCGGTAGTGTGACCGAGGAAATGTGGCTGCGTGCAGTGTGTAGCGTTACCAGCGGCACTTGCAACGTTGACCTAACCGCTATGCCTTATACGGCGGAAGGTGTTGTTACAATAACCGAATGCGTGAGCGGCACGCAGGCTAAAGCTCACGTGGATAAAGAGTTGGCGAATACCGATAAAACGTCCAACTTTTCCTGGGGCGCGTGGAGTGAAGAATTTGGCTATCCGCAGACTCTTTGCTTTTTCCAAGACAGGTTGTGTTTTGGTGGCACGAAGAGACAGCCTTATGTTGTGTGGATGAGCAGAACCGGTGACTATTCTAATTTCAGCGTAGAAAAAGCCAGCGGAACAGTCACGAACGATAGCGCGATTGCTGCAAGCTTTATCAGCCGCAAGCAGTTTAAGATTCTACACTTGATTGCAAGTACGGATTTAGTTGTTTTGACGGTTGGTAACGAATGGACAGTCAGTGGCAGCGATACTGTGACTCCTGCAAAAATAAATCCGAAGATGCAGGCGACACGCGGCTGCAGCAAGACTGAGCCGCTCATGATTGGCAACAGAATTGTGTTTGTACAGGGACGTGGCAGCACGGTACGCGATATGGCGTATAGCTATGAAACTGACAGCTATGACGGTAACGACTTGACGCTACTTGCAAAGCATATTGTAGACGGATGCGAGATTATTGACAGCTGCTACAAGCAAGAACCTGACAGCACGCTTTATTTCGTGCGTAGCGACGGAACTGTAGCTTGTCTTGCGTATATTCTGGACCAAAAAGTTTACGCGTGGAGTACGATAGAAACAGACGGCGAGATAGAAGCTATTGCTGCGTTGCAGGAGGGTGAGCAGGATGTTATCTATGCTATCGTAAAACGCACGATTAACGGCGTGACGGTGCGCAACATTGAGTATTTCCGCAACAATCCGACCAGAAGCGCAGAGCCTCACGACTATGTAATGCTTGACGCAGCTGTGGAGTTTGGCAATGTCGGCAAGGCTGCGGCTGAAACGACGTTCCAAGTGCCGGAGCTGGCGGGCTGCACGGTTGACGTTTTGGGCGACGGCAGAATGTTTAAGGGATTACTCGTTGATGCAGACGGCGCTGTGACGCTGCCAGCGCCTGTACAGCGAGCTATTATAGGCTTGCCCTATACAAGTATCGTGGAACTGCCAAACGTCGAAATTAAGACGGGTGACGGCACTATGCAAGGGCGCAAAAAGCAGATTAGTAACTGCGTGCTGCGCCTGCAAAATTCACTAGGCGGCGAGGTTGGCCCGGATAAAAATACCATGGATATTATCACCTATGACGAAACTAGCGCGGTGAGCAATATTCAGCTATTTACCGGCGACAAAGAAATGACGCTGCCTATCGGTGGTTTTAACAACGACGGCAGAATATATATCAAGACGGATTCACCATATCCGTTTACTTTGCTAGCGGCAATTAGGGAGGTGTCTTTCGGTGGCTAAGAAATTTACGTGTGAGATTATTACAAGCGAGGACAAAGAGAGTGTTACTCCGTTAGTCGAAGAATTATTATCGGACATAAGACCGCAGGACATGGAAGATTTGGAGGCCTGCGGTCACGACGTAACTTTCGTTATTATCGGCAGCATTAAGACGAGCGACGAAACAAGAATTTATCGCGGCGAGGACGGTAAACTATTATGCTTGTTTGGTAAAGGGTGGCCGTCGTGGGAAGCGCCTGGCCGCCAGATTTGGATGCTGGGCACGAACGAGCTTTATAAAGGGTACGTGAAAAGCGTACTCTTTACAGAAGCACGGCGAGTGTTGAAGAAATGGGTAATGCAACACGGCATTGTCCATAACGTCGTGTATGAGAAAAATAAGACAAGCGTAAAGTATTTGTCCAGACTCGGGGCACGTTGGTGTCCTGAATGCCTGAAGAATAACGGCAAGAGATTTTTTGAGTTCTTCATCACGGAGGTAAGGGAATAATGGGTATTGAAGCGGCATTGTTGGGCGTACAGATGGCAACGCAGCTAATGGGCCAGCGCCAGCAATATAAGCAACAACAGCGTATGTATGAAGCGCAGGCGCAGGCAGCACAGCAGAATGCAGCTATCATCAGCAAACAGCGCGAGCAGCAGGCAGAAGCCTACGCGCAGAAGCAAAGGCAGCTTAACGATAGATTTAGACTTGCACGTGGTCAGGCTAGAGCAGAAGCAGGCGCGAGTGGCTTGACTGCCGACGGAAGTGTAGCGGATATTCTTTCGAGCAGCGAGGATGCTTACAAGCAGGATAGTATCAACCTTTTGCAGAATCAGCGCAATGATGCGTGGAGCACTTATGTAAACGAAGTCAATTACCGCAACCAGGCAAGCGCATATAATGCGGCGGCGAAGAACGCTAAAGCCAACGGCAAAATGCAGATGTTTAGTACGCTTGTAGGTGCGGCGGCGAACGCTTACTCTAAAGGTATGATTGGCGGCAGCAAGGGAACAACTACGGTAAGCAGTGACGATTGGTACGATGCTAACAGTGATTTCAATCTTCCTGCTAGCAATATGAACGGCTTCAATCTTTACAACCAGGCAAAGAAGAATAACCCGTTCATGGATAATACAGGCTTTACTAAATGGAGCTGGTAAGGGAGGTACAGTATGAAGATTGCAGGCTATCAAGGCAGCGTCAATTTAGGTACCGGCGGCGGTGCGACTGTCAAGGTATCGAGTGACCTTAACGCTTATGGCAGCGGCGGCAAAGGACTTGCCGCTATTGCCGGTGCCGCCAACAAATGGGCGGTAGCAGTAGAAGCACAGCAGGAAGATGAGGACAAACAGTCCATTCTTAATGCTATGGATATATTCAATAAGAGCCGCTATAACATCATGTACAATGATGAAAGCGGCCTTATGAATACAAAGCTAGAAGGCACTGCCGGAGCAGGCGCAAGCTACACAGAGCAAATAAATAAGGCAAGGCAGGATGTATTAAGCAACACTAAATTGCATAGCAAAAAAAATCAGCTTGCACTTGACCATTTAATGTATCAGAGTGCACAGCAAGGCTTCCAGACTGTCGACCAATACGAGCAGAAGCAGAAAGAAGCAGTCACTGATTTACGCTATGACAATAATATTCAGAACTCCTGCGAGTTTGTACAGAAGAACTGGAACAATCCGCAGGCGCTGCAAGATGAGATTATCCGTACACAGTTACTAACAAGCGCTATATATGGCAAGCGTGGCGCAGAGTTTATCGAATCTAAGAGCAGAGCCAACATTGGGCAGGTGGTAGCGAGTGCCGTCGGCGCAAGTATCACCAACGAAGATTATGGCACTATGCGTAACATCATGGATAAGTACGGTAGTTATCTGACTGCTAATCAGAGAGCTGCTTTTGAGAAGGTGGCATACGATAAAGAGAGCAGCGCTTTTGAAAGAAATACCGCTAAAGATTTGTATGCTAAATATGGCGACAATGAAGAAGCGGTACGCAAAGAACTTGAAGGCATGAAAGGATTTAGTGGCAGCGAAAGCGGTAATGATTTTGAGAATTTGCTAACTTCTTTCGGTATTCAAGAGAGCGGCGGCAATTATAACGCCAAGAATGGCCGTACAGGCGCAAGCGGCAAGTATCAGATTTTGCCTAGTAACTGGCCTAGCTGGAGCCAAGAAGCAGGCTTGCCAGCAGGTGCAGAAATGACACCGGAAAATCAAGAGATTGTAGCACGCTTTAAGTTAAAACAATACTATGATAAATACGGTGCAGCAGGTGCGGCGGTAGCATGGTATAGCGGAGAAACTAATGCACAACGCTGGGTAAGTGGTAAAACAACGGACGTATGGGGAAACACTTGGGATACGCCGCAGCATGGGAATGAGCCTAGTATCAAAGAATACGCAGAGAGTGTTACCAATAGGGCAGGAAACGTGCGCAGCACTCACAACATGAGCCAGGATGAGCAAGACCGTATTATGAAGCAGTACCGCACTATTAAGGCAGACCATGACAGAATAGAAACTTACAAAAAGAACAAACTTTTTGAAGGAATAAAGAATGAGATATTTAGTATGTTTAATAACGGCACAAGCTATAGTGATGCTATGGCGTGGGCTACTAACCAGGCAGGCAGTGACCCCGACAAGTACGTAACATACCGTAATGCGGTGACGGCGATATACGGACCGCAAGGCAGAAGTGGAAGCAGCGGTAGCGGTGGAAGCAGTAACGGAAAACTTGATGATGATGCAATAGGCGTACTGGAAGATATGCTGCAAGAAGGCAAGTTTGCTAGCATCGACCAATTTTTAGCATACGCTGCTAACAAAGGTGCATCGTCTGCACAGCGCGGGAAGTTAGAAAAAATATACAACGATTGGTATAACGGGACAGGCGAATTTGCTTTTGATATGGAAGGTCTTGTACAACAAGTCGCAGGCAAAAATGCCGATGCTCTGTATAAGAAAAAAATCCAAAACTACGGGCGGCAATGGGTGCGCGCTTATCGCGCAAAAAATCACGGCATGAATCCGGGTGAAACGGAGCTGTTGGAAGCCTTGCAAAACTGCGTAACAACTAAGGTTTACGGCAGCTATGTTACCGAAAAACATTCATTCTGGTTTGACAGTACAGAAGATATAAAAGCAAGTGACGCAGATTTAATTGCACGTGGTATCGCAAGCGTAACTAAAACGGGCGATGATTGGTACGATGTTAAATGGTTAGATGGCACATCGGGCAAAATAAACGGTGCATATCTGGCAAAGTTACTGAAAGGAGATTACTAAATGGCTAATGAACCTTTAGACGAATTCGACCGCAGATTAAAGGCAAAAAAGGAATATGCTAATTATGGCTTTATTGCTGATATTGACAGCGGCTTGTCACCTGCTGAAACTCTAGGCTATTATGACCTGCAAAAAATGAGCGACGATGAGTACAATAAGTTTTCGCAGGCAGTACAGAGCAATAGCTCACCGACGATTGATACTAGTAGTATTATCAACGATGATAAACCAGGCATAGGCACTGCCGTGATGAACGGCCTTAAAGGTTCGGTGCGTGGCTTATTCGGTGCGGCTAAAGCGGCGATTGATTCTAATATTGAAGCTCATAAGGGTGACAAGAATGTTGTTAAAGAGTATGACCAATCAGAGAACATCAGCAAGGCTTTAGGCTATGTCACCGATGAGATTTTGAAGCGCGAAGAAGTTAAGGCTGATACGGCGGCTGGGCAACTTGGTTATGATTTGGCCGAAAACGGTATTCAGCTTTTAGTACAGTTTGCACTGACTAAAGGTGTAGGCGCTGCCGGTGCAGGTGCAAAAACTGTACACGCTATCAGTATGCTTTACAATGGTGCAAACATCAGCGGCGAACAATACCTGCGACTGCGCAAAGAGGGCGTAAGCGCAAGCAGAGCAGCAGAGGCAGGCTTGATGAACGCTGTGCCGCAGGCGGTATTGGAAGAACTGCCGCTTGGCAGACTGCTAAAGAAGATGCCAGCCGGTAGCGGTCTGAAAGCTAAGATTTGGGAAGTCACTAAACGCGGCCTTGAAGAAGGCGTTACCGAAGCATTGCAGGAATTCCCGGAACAGGCGACGGACTTATGGGCAAAGAACCCAGGTGCAAGTACTGCAAAACTTGCGGAAATGTGGGGTGAGAACTGGCAGCAGAATTTGAAGGAAGCAGGCTATAGCGGCCTTATCGGCGGTATCCTTGGCGGTACAGTCAGTGGCGTAAGCGTTGCCGTTGACAGTGCCGTTGAGCACGTAGCCTTGAAAGCGAACGAAGAACGCAAGGCAAAGTTAGTAGCAGACGCTGAACGAATCAAAGAAACAGGCATTAACCCCGAATACGCAGGAGCAAGCATTGACGCTATTAATGCTAACGTAGAGGATAATACTGTTACTGTATCAGCGCAGGATTTAGAAGGCTACAAGCAGACTAGCAACAATAATAAACTTTTTGAGGAATTGGGAATTACCGAAGAAGAAGTTGCAACGGCTGCGGAGCTGGGGCAGGATATAGATATTAGCCGTGGCAAGTTTACGGCGGCTATGGCTAAGGACAATGCACTGTTTGAGGCTACAAAAGACAATATGTATTTTGACAGCAACGGCGAATTGTCGGACGGCGGCGCAAAGACACGTAAGGAATTGCGAGAAGGCTATAACTTAACCAGGCAAGCAAGTACGGAGCTTGACGCAGAACTTGACGCTATTGTTGACAGCGCTACTAAAGCCGGTATGAATAAATCTCATGCTGGCAATTTGCGCTTAGTGCTGGAGAGCCGCGCACTTATTGCAGACCCCGAAAATCCTGCTGCATGGCTGCAAAAGAATAAGCTGCGCTTTGAAGATGGCGGCAAAGCTAAACAAAAGAATGGCTGGTTTAGCAAGGGAGGAGTGCTTAAAAAAGAGCAATTCTATACTACTAATATTACCGGAAATGAGATGGGACACTATTCAGATTTGAAGAGCTTGCAGAAAAAGGCTTTTGCATGGTATAGGGACAACTTGCAAGGCACGAGCGTTCATAATGGTGTATTGGGTGATATTAGAATAGATAAAGGGTATCAAGAAAATAATATTAAATTTGGCACAAGTGGCAGAAAGAAAATGGAACACACTTCCGCTAAAAAAGAAAAACTTTTTGCATTGCGCTATTTACGTGAAATTATGGAGAATGGTAATTTCGTTACAGAATCTGCGCCGCAAAAAGAAAAACATTCAGACGAGAATTTTTATTATATTCATTCTGCACTGAATGTTAATGGTGAAAAACGTTATGTAGTTGTTACAGTAAGAGAACATAATGATAAATCATTATCATATTATAATCATAATGTTTTTAACGAAAGTGAGTATAAAAAAATAGAGGACGCGTTCAAGCCCTCGGGTTCCGAGCAATTCAAGGCTCAGCCCAGTATCTCAAACAAAACGTCCTCTTTTGCTGATAGTGTATCACAAAAAGCAGATAATTACAAGCAACAAAAAATTGTCAATGGTACACTGAAAGATAAAGGCATGATTTCCCCAATGGATGATGGTACTTATGTTATCACGCTTTTTAAAGGTGCAGACGCAAGCACAGTTATCCATGAAACAGGACACTACTTTGCAGAAACTATGATTAACGAAGCACTTGCAGACCCCAGCAATGCAAGACTAAATGCTGATGCAAAAAAACTCATGGAGTATGCAGGTATTGATGCTGAAACATGGGCAAGTGGTGACGTTGAAGCAAAGAGAGCCGGGCATGAAAAACTGGCAGAAGCATTTGAAACCTACATCATGGAAGGCAAAGCGCCTAGTGTTGGCTTGCGCGGAGTGTTCCAGAGATTCGCTAATTGGTTATCAGCTATTTATAGCAAGATAGCAAGAAGCGACAATGCGGCAGAGCTGACACCGGAAGTGCGGCAAGTGTTTGACAGGATGCTGGCTTGCCGTGAAGAGATTGAAGTTATGGCACGCATGGAAGGTATGTTTGGTGCTTTACCCGACAATATCACATCCACGCTATCCGAACAAAATAAAAAGACCTTGCAGGATAAAATCTTAAAGGCTAAAGACAAGGCCGTGGATATTCTTACAAGGCGTGCTATGGCTGATTTCAGCGCGAAGCGCAGAGCTGAAAAGGCTGCTTTCATCGAAGAAATACGGCCGCAGATTGAAGACGCGGTGGCGTGGGAACTTGTCAATCGTGCAAGACGCCAGGTAGGTTATGAGTTTGGCCAGGAAGTTAAGGTTGTTGATTCGCACTTTATAGACGATGAGCACGGCATGGCTCATGCTAATAATTCGGATACTCCATGGCGCAAAACAAAGCTTGCCAATCCTGCAATTATAGCAAGAAAGTACAGGCACGTTTTAGGAAGCATCCTGCCAAACTATAATGATATGCTGAACGATACCAATGCCAGCATTGACGATATACTCAATCCGATAGTTGAGTATCTGCAAGCAGAAGTCGACACATACGGCACACTTTCTAAAGAGCGTATTGCAAACGCTGAAGACATGCTCGTTGCTATGTTCAGCAAGTCAAGACAGAAAACTGTTACGAATCCTACATTCGTTGTTGATGAGCACGGCATGGCTCATGCTAACTTTAGGCAGAAAATCAACGAATGGGAAACAATCGAAGCTAATCCGCGTAGGCTTGCAAGAAAATACATTTATGGCAATGAGCGCATAAACTATAACGAATTATTAAAAGACACAAACAGAGCTATTGATGATATTTTAAATCCTATTGCTGGCAGAATAGAAAGCGAGCTTGCGGAATATCAAGATACAGTCAAGAGTGAGCGTGCGTTTTTCATCAATGGTAAGTGGGGCTACTTTGCCGCAACCAATAGAACAGAAGGCAAGTATGCAAATGACTTTGCAGGCATACCGGACCAAAGCGCAGTCTTGGTTGATTTTGGTGAGATAGGCAAGGACGGAAAACGTCATTGGACTAAGCGAGCTTTAGAGCAAGCGGATATTGAAGGCCTTGTATTCCATGAAGCAGGTGACAGTATTCGTAATGTCAACTGGGTATCAAGATACGTTCATGACTACGGTGGCAGCGTAAGCGACTTGACCAGTAAAAAAGGACGCAGAAGAATTGCCAAAAAGATTGCAAGGGGCGAAGATATAGCGGATTACTACGATTTACGTAGTACCGGCTTAGACTATAGCGACGCTGAAATTAAGGCAGACTTTAAGCATATTGTCGATGAGCTGGACAGACTGCAAACCTTGAAGCATAGACTTGAAACAGACCCCGAAGGTGTCGACCTGGTAAAAGAAAGCAAGCGCAACCAATTATCGCAGGAGCAAAAAGAACTCTTTGACCAGATAGCAGAGGAAAACGGCTATGCCGGCGGCTATGAAATGGCAAGAGAGATTGTCGAAGGTTATACCGTCAATGAGAATGAGGGTAGCGACGTGCAGGATAACTGGGCGAGAAACTACATTCGCAACGGCGGTGACAGAGCAAAGCTCAAAAGCGAAGAAGGCTTGAAAGAGATTGCCGAAACGTTGGTAGAGGGTGAACAACTTACGGAGCTTAACGAGCTTAAAGCCTTGAAGCATGAGCTTGAAACTAATCCGGATAAAGTCGACCTTGTGGAGATGAGCAAAAAGCGTGCCTTGTCTAACGAGCAGAGAGAACTGTTTGACTGGATGGCTGACAGTTTGGGCTATGACAGTGGCGATGCTATGGCGCAGGATATTTTGACTTCACCGAGCGAAAGAGCTATGGTACGTCAAGAGATTGACAAGGCTGTGAACCGCAGATTCCCCGACTTCATGCAGGAGCGTGAACAGGCAAGAGAGGCGGCAAGGGAAGCACTCTACAATGACGAAAGCGGCGAAGTGGTTGCACTTGAACAACAGCTTATTGATGAGGCACTCAACGAAATAAGCGACAAGGATATTAAGCAAAAAGAGCGTGAGAATATTGCTAAAGTGCGGAAGCAGAACGCAGACAATTTTGCTAAACGCTATATTCAGACTTTGCCAGCAGGCGAAGTTATGAAGCCGAGAAGATTTGCTATGGCAGAACGCAGAGCGGCGGCTAATGCAAACAAGGCTGCGAAAGCTGGCCTTTTGGAAGAAGCGGCTATGTATAAGCAACAGCAGATGATTAATCACGCTTTGTATCGTGAAGCAGTCAAGGCCAAACATCAGATTGAAAGCGCAAGAAAGTACGTCAGAAAGCAGATGCACAGCAAGAAAGAAGTGTGGGGAACAGAGCAGCACTTCTTCCAAATGTGCGCATTGCTGGAGCGTATGGGCTATCACCGCAAGGACTTTAACACCAACGGCAGAGAAGTGCAGCCGCTTAGCGATTACATTGCAGAGATGCAGGCAAAGTACGGTGACGAAATTATTTCTATGCCGGAGTTTGTTCTGAACCCGAATAATGATTTGACCAATGCGCCGCAGCTTAGCCTTGCGAACTATATGGACGTTATCGACGCACTGAAAAACATTCGTGCTATTGCAAAGCAAGATACGAAGATGAATAAGATTGCTGCCGATGAAGCATTTGAAAAGGTTAAGGCTGATACGATAGCGCACCTGCAAGAATTGCCGGTAGAGTACGAGGCGGAGATTGGCAGCGACAGTAAAAAGAGCCTGCGTAAGCGAATTATTGACTGGCCTAAAAATATCATAGCTACACTGCGTAACGCTGATAACTTCTTCTTGATGATGGATAATTGGACGGAAGGTTATTTTACTAGGGAGTTTTACAACAAAATCAACCATTGCGCAGATATGGAAAGCACGATGCTTGAAGGTTATCAGAACGAGCTTACAGATGCTTTGCAGAAATGGGAGCCAGACAAAGAAACCGGCATTGCGCACGATAAAAGAATTTACTACGAAGAACTTGGCGGCAGCGCAGATAAGCATGCTTTGATTGCTATGCTTTGCAACCTGGGCAGTGATAGTAATGCTGCAAGACTTTGTTCACAAAAACCGGTAGGCGTAAAGAATTCTGATATATGGGTGGAAGAATCGGAGCTTATAGGCAGAGAAGAAGCAATGCTGCAAACCAAACAAAACCTTATAGAGTTTTTGTGTAAGCATCTGACTAAAGAAGATATTGCCTATGCGCAGGCACGTATCAATGCAGCAAGTAAATTCTGGCCTATGCTGGCAGAAGTCAATCGCAAGACAAAAGGCTTTGAGCCGCCGAAGATTGAAGCGTCACCGCTGGTGCTGAAGCTTGCAAGCGGCGAAAGCGTAGTATTTGACGGTGGCTACTTCCCGTTGGAACGTGATACACGCACCGGCAGTATGCCCGGAAAATTTGACAGAATCGACAGCACCGAAGAAGGCAACAGACCGCCACAACGGACTTTGACTACTAATACCGGGTCCAGTAAGTCACGTACTGGCGGCAAATATCCCGTAGACTTATCGCGTGGCAGTGAGGTTACGGCGGTAAAAAGCACTATTCACGATATTTGTTATCGTGAAACAATGCTTGATTTCAGAAAGATACTGAACGATGAGGATATTTACCGCAACATGGTTGAGCGTTTAGGCGATACAAACGTAAGACTTTTGAGAGAGTTTTTGCAGGCTTGCGCTAACCCATATGGCAATAAGACAGCATATATGGCTGAGAATCTGTTTACGAAAGCTGCCAACGCTTTACGTAATATTGCAACAAATACCGCTATTATGCTTAACTTCAAAACGGCAATGCAGAACTTTTCTAACATCCTGCTATACGGAAATAGCGTAGAAGGCTTTACTTATGCTGACGCTTTCAGAGCCTTGTACCGTGGCTTTACAGGTGAAGGCAGGGCAGAAGTAGATGCGATTTGCGCAAAAAGCGTGTTTATGCGTGAACGCATGGAAGTACCAGACGTTACATTGAGAGATATTCAGAATCGTTCCGACCTTAACTCAATTGAGAAAAAGACGCTGAAATATGGTGCAATGCTGTTAGGCTACACTGATATGATGACTGCAAAGCCGGTATTTGCAGAAGCATACATGAAGAAAATCAATGAAGGCAAGACGGAGCAGGAAGCACTAGACTTTGCGAACGCTGTTATTCGTCGCACGTTAGGCAGCAGCAGAATGCAGGACGTATCAAGCTTGCAGCGTGGCAGCAAATTGTTTAGACTCTTTACGATGTTTCAGGGCTTCTTCAATACGCAGTTTAACCAGTGGGATAGAGAATATCACATCGTGCGTAAGCTGTGGAACGACGGCGAAAAGAAAGAGATGATAGAACGCCTAATAGCTTTTGTCAGCGCTAAATTCTTGGGCGCGTGCCTGATGAACGTTGCGATAGCAGAGCTTTCCTTAACAGCGCCTTTTGAAAAGGATAAGGACGGCTATCGTAAAATCAGCAAAGAGCTGCTTAACTATCCTATTTCTATGGGTGGACCTATCGGACAATTCTCGAACGTTGCCTTGCAGAATTTGCTCGGCATGAGAAACTACGGCTATCGCCTGACAGCTACACAAGGTCTGTTAGATAAAGGCCTAATGGTTGCACGTCGTGCTGGCGACGCTGCTAGAGGCGAGAAGGACGCAAGCACTTTGCTTGAGCCTGTTGCTTATACGATTGGCGCGGCATTCGGCGTTCCGGGCGGCGTATTTAACCTGATATTCAACGGCATTGATATTTACGACGGTACTATGGATGCAGAACTTGCGGACATTATGGGCCGTCGTCCGAAGAATGAGCGCAAGCCAGAAGAACAGCTTGAACTTGAAAAGGAGAGAGAAAAATACTAAAAGATTTCACAAATACTCATTGATAAAGTGAGCAAAATTATGTGCTAAAATTAAAGAAAGTAAATCATTTAACGTCTATCTTTTTTAGATAGACGTTTTCTTTTTATGAATCAATGAAAGGGGCTGTTATTATGATTAGCAGCAGCGAGAACCGCGTATCGTATGACGGCGACGGCTTGGCGAAAGAGTTCGCCTACCAGTTTAAAATTCTGGAAAAGAGCGATATCAAAGTCATGCTTGTAAAGCCTGATGGCAGTACGCAGATTTTAAACAAAGATTATTATGTTGACGCAGAAAAGAGCGTTGTTCTTTATCCCGGTTACGCGCCGGGCGCAGAAATTCCCGAGAGCGAAAGGCCGCCTATTCTGCCCGCAGGCTGGCGGCTAGTGCTTTACAGAGAAGTGCCCATTACGCAGCTGAGTAAAATCCTTGAACAATGGCCATTCAATATTATAGAAGATGGGCTAGACAAATTGACGATCATCTGCCAGCAACTTAAAGACGGCCTTATGCGTTCGCTACATATTGATGAAAGTCATGCTAGCGATGTTGACACTACTGTTCCTTGGCAAGCAGGTAAATCCTTTCGCATCAACGACGACGGCAAAAGTATCGTGCTGACCGAGGACCCCGCAAGGGTGCTGCCACTTGCGCAGAACGCGTTGGAGGCGGCGCAGGCGCAGGCGCAGGCTGCTGCCGAGTATGCAAGGAACGCCGATAGATACATGCAGGCTGCTATCTTAGCGCAGCAGACGGCTGAGCAGTATAAAGAAAATGCGGCTGAGCTGGCGAGAGCTGCGGCGACGAGTGAGCAGAACGCCGATAAGTATCAGCAGGCAGCGAACGCTTATAAAAAAGCGGCCGCAGAAAGCGAAAAGGCGGCGCAGAACTACATGAGTGCCGCTGGTCAGTATTGGCAGGAAGCGCAAGCGGCGGCGGCTGTCGCACGAACTAATGCACAGAAAGCCGTCGAGACAGCCGCAGGCATTCAGGACATTGCTGATGAAGTTGCGAAGGTGCATGAGTACCTTAATGCTGCGCAGTTGGCGGCCAACAATGCAGCTACATCAGAAGCCAATGCACTAGGCTTTTTGCAGACTACTAAAAAAGCGGCGGCAGCTACATCCGAGATGCTACAAAAAGCAACAAGTCAGGCGACGAACGCAGAAGCCAGCGCACAGCTCGCGCAGGCGCAAGCGCAAGAAGCAAATAAATTTGCTGCTAATGCTGCCGACTCCGCAGCGTCCAGCGCACAGAGCAAGGCTGACGCAGAGAGCGCTGCGGACACAGCGACGCAAAAAGCTGCTGAAATTGATACGCTTATCGAAAATGCCTTTTTGAACACCATGGGTTTGTCCGTCGTGGAAGGCAAAATTTGCATAACATATGACAAGGAGGCTTAATTATGGCTACTATTACAGAACCACTTGCCCTTGACAGTACGCTCAGACGATTAGCTGACGTAATGGAAGAGCAAAACAGAATCCTTTCGGAGTCTCGTGACAATCCCGCAGTAGAAGCAGCAGGCGTAAAATTTACGCCGGCAGAAGCGACAGGCACGCGTCTCGCAGCGGCAGAAAACCTGACGTGGGAAAAATCTACGGAGCTTATCGCAGGGCGGGACGATTTTCCTGCGAAGTTTAACTGCTTCAATACCTACGAAGCCTTGGTTAAGGGCGGCAAAGTCGTAGCAACAGAAGGCTCCTACGAATTTGAAAAATACAAAGACGATGATGAGTACGACGCGGATGTGTTCGTGATGTTCCCGAAAGGCTACGGTCGCCGCTATTACGATGGCGACGGGAATGAATATCGCTTTGCATCCGACCGTCGTTTAGCAGGTTACGTGCCGTCTCCGCTGCATATGGTGGAAGGGACGGAGTACAATGTCGTCGGCATCACTAAATATGGCTGGTGCGACGATGGCAAGGGCGGCATCTGTTCTCGTGCCGGTAAGCCTAAACGTGTAAATCTCTCGTGGCAAGATTTTGAAAAGAAATCTATCGCGCGTGGAGCTGGCATCCACGCAATGAGTTACAGTGATTTGACTTGGCTGCAGCATTTGGGCTGCATTAAATATGCGAACCGCAATTGGCAGAACGCTGTTGGCAACGGTGTAATGAATGGCTACACAGAAGTCGCGTTAAAAAAATGTACCGTAACGCAGGCAAGCTCTGCATCCATCATCATCGACAATACGACGGCAGAAAACTTCGCAGTAGGCGAGTCTATATATTTGACTGGTGTAACCGTAAGCGAAGGAATTTATACACGTAAAATTTTAAGCATTAGCGTTTACGATGACAACAATAAACGCATTACCGTGGACGGTCCTGCGTTCGCGACTACTGCTGGTACAAGCGGCTTCTATCGTACCGTTAGCTATTCCGGCGGTTGCGATACAGTCCTTGGCTTGGACGGCGAGATTTCTGGCGGTACTAGCGGACGAAATAGCGTATTAACCTTGGGCATCGAGAATCTTTATGCGAACGACTGGAAAATTCTCGGCAATGCCTTTAGAGTCAACAATGACGTTTACATTAATCCTCGGCCGCTATCTGCTGCTGCTTGGCCGTCAGATGTGAACGATGCTGTTGCGAAGGGCTGGGTTAAAGTTGCTGTCATCTCGGATAACAACGGATATATTAAGACTCTCGCCTACAATCCTAGCTATCCGCTGATCAGCACGCCTGCGACGGTTGGTGGTGACAGCTCACGTCCAGTTGGCGATTATTTTTCTACGAGCGCTGCGGCCGCCATGACGCTGTTGCTTGCGGGTGGTAGCTTGCGCCATGGTCTTAGCTGTGGCGCATTCTGCGTCGATGTTTACGCTGGGCTGTCTGCTTCTGGGTGGAGCTTTTGCTCGCTCGGCGTGTACCGTCCTCAGTAAGAGGGGGACACGGGGGATTCCTCCCCCGTGGTGCGCGCTAAAACGGTTTTAATTTTTTAGGGGGCGAGCGTCCTTGCTTGCGGGTGGTAACTTGAACAATGGTCTTAACAGTGGCACATTCTACGTCAATGTTAACGATGGACTGTCTAATTCTAGGTGGAACTATTGCTCGCTCGGAATGTTATTTTTATCTACATTGGACGTTCGCATCCTTAGCCCTTGCTAAAAATTTTAAGGAGGAGGCAGCTAGTAGGTCGTCTGATTCGGAAACTGCTATTTAAAAACACGAATATGGGTAAACGGATAGGATATATCATTACTCCTGATGATGTGACTTTTGAGTTATGCTTGCAAGCGATTATTAATGCGAGTAAACGGAAGCGCAGAAGGTATGATGTAAAGAGAGTTCTGCAACATATCTCTAATTACGCACGGAAGTTACAGTCAATAGTCCTCGATGGGACGTATAAACCAAGTCCCTACAAAGTTTGTCACATCATTGACCGCGGTTCAAAGAAGCAGCGTGTTCTTCACAAGCCGAAATTTTTCCCGGATCAATGCATTCATCATATCGCTATAATGCTTGTCAAAGACAGGCTATTAAAGCGATTAGATTCTTATGCTATAGCCAGCATCAAAGGAAAAGGTATCCATTATGGACACAAGGTTATCAAAGGCTGGTTAGGCAAAGATAAGCGCCATACAAAATATTGTTTGAAAGGAGACATCAAGAAATGCTACGAATCTATAAAACCTGATTTGGTGGTCATGGCTTTCAGCAGGTTCATCAAAGATAAAAAGTATTTATCCTTGATTGACAAAATTGCCCATAGCCATACATCGTTGCCGTTGGGGAATTATACATCTAGTTGGTTTGAGAACCTCATCCTGTTAGAGATGGATAAGCTCTGCCATCGTAATGGCTCGCATTATTTGCGCTTTGTTGATGATTTTATTGTTTTAGGCACAAATAAGCGCAAACTGCGCAGATTTACGGAAACTCTACGACTGCTGCTAACCAAATGGGGCCTGTCGCTAAAAGGAAACTGGCAGGTCTTTCCTGTGGGTAAGCGCGGCATTGATATCCTTGGGTATCGTTATTGGCATGACCATATTTTGCTGCGCAAGCGTAACGCTCTACATATAGAACGCGCAGTGAGACGTTGGTATAAAAATAAAACGCCGCATCGAGCTAGAGTAGTCCTGTCTGCAATCGGCGGCACTAAATGGTTTAGTTCTCACAATTTTTATGTTAAGTATTTTAAAGGTTTGAATCGAAAGGAGCTTATACAATATGCGAATCGGAATTACTGAGATGCCAGAGAAAGGCTTTACTTTGCAACCGTTAATTGGAACGGGTAACGTGCTTATCCAGATGTACCGCTCTCCTAAAGAAGATTATGACAGCGAAGGACACAAGCATATTACTGCGAATGTCTTGATTATTACGCGCCGCAATTTTGATGGCTTGGCGCAGAGTATCGAGAGCAACTACGAATGGTACTGGCAGCAAGGAGAGCAGGAGCAAACCGAAAAACTGACTGCTCAGTTTACTAAAGCTGTGCAAAAATGGATGGACGCAAAAGCGCAGGAACGCGGCTATGACAATATTATTTCTGCTTGCACGTATGTTTATTCCAGCGATGCGGTTTTTGCAAAAGAAGGCGCTGCGGCAAAAGAGTGGCGCGACAAGGTATGGCGGTATTGTTATGATGTTGTTGCACAAGTCGTTAGCGGCAGCCGCAGTATTCCTTCTACGAGCGAGCTGCTGGCGGAGCTGCCTAAACTGGAGTGGTGATTATGCCCTGCGACAAAAAGCTACACTTTCTCTGTGGCTGCATTATATCTCTGCTCGTCGGTCTCTATAATCCCATCTACGGTTTATTAGCAGGCATGATGGCTGGGGTAGCAAAAGAGGTCTACGATTATATAGACTACGGCGGCCCAGATATTAAGGACTTTTTAGCAACTGCCGTTGGCAGTATATTAGGAGCTTTAGTTAGCGAGGTGATGCCAATGCTCGTATAAATCTTATCCAAAATAAAAAATAAAGAGGTGCTGTATGATAGAACAGATGATTTCCCATATGCTAAATCTAATCTTGGGCGGCGTTGTAAGCTACATCTTTGCACTGTACCGCCAAAAGAAGAAAGAAAACGATGCGTTAAAGGCAGGACTGCAAGCCTTGCTGCGTGACAGAATTATCCAGGCGTACAACCATTACTGCGACGATAAGAAGTGGATTCCCATTTACGCTTTAGAAAGCATCAACGCTTGCTACAAGAGCTATGAAGCTCTTGGCGAGAACGGAGTTATTGATAGTCTGATGGAGCAATTAAATGAACTGCCTAACTATGATTTAAAAGGACATGATGAAAAATGCAAGGAGTGTAAGTGTCATGCGTAAATTACTTAATATGCTAAAGAAGGACGAGAACACGTTGAGCATCGGCAGACTGTGTGCTGTGTTGGCGTTTATCTTGTTCTGCGTAATTTCTCTTTACCTTGCGTTTTTTGTAAAAACGTGGGGCAATTATGAAGCCTTTGCTATGGCTTGCGTATCTTTTATGCTTGCGCAGCTTGGCAACAAGTATGTTGAAACGAAGATGATTAAGGTAAAAAACGAGGAGTGAGACTATGATTACTAAAAAGGTTGATGCAGAAACTTTAAAAGTTACTGACTCTAAAGGACGAACGTTTTTGATTTCCCCAGAAGACGAAGAACTTGTAAAGGAACACACATGGTATGTATCAAAAGTAGGATATGTTGAGCGTAAAGAATGGGCAAATGGTGCAAATATCACTAGACGCTTACACAAGTCTGTACTGCCTAATGTAAAAATGGTTGACCACATTAACGGGGATAGAACAGATAATCGTAGAAGAAATTTGCGTCCCTGCGATAAATCTACAAACTCAATGAACACTGCTTTGCCATCTAATAACAAATATGGTTATAAAGGCATAACAAGAAGAACCGAGCCTAACTATCAAGGCAGAGAAGTTTATCGAGCTTGCATCAGAGTTAGTGGTAAAGTAATAAACCTTGGAACTTTTTATAGCCTTAAAGAAGCTGGAGCAGCAAGGTTAGCCGCAGAAGAAAAATATTTTGGAACGTATAGAAGGGAGTATTGTAATGGATAATTGGAATAGAACATTGGCAAAAGAAATTGCAAAAGGAATTGTCAAAACAGGCATAGAAGGACCATTTGATACAGTTGTAAAATCTACGGCTTATGATTATCCTAGTATTGGCTGTTCATGTTGGGAAGGCAACAGAGCCGATGAGCTTTTGAGAGCTATTCCCGGCGGCGAAGACTTTGTCGGCAGAACCTATGTTGATATTAAGGCAAGCGGCGAACTGCCGATGCTGAAAGAACTTTTAAGAAGCGAAGCAGGACAGCAGGCACAGTTGGAACAATTATCACGTGACTGCCTGCAATACGTCGACGTGCTGCAGCAGGTGCCGACGTTGGACGACACACGCTGCATTATTTATGCCGGTATGTGGTGTCCTACGTCAACCTACGTCGTAAAGCGTTTTCTGGAGAATCGCTTTGAGCGCGTAGACTTGCGTAGCCTTGAAGCGTTGAACAAACTGTTCAAACATTATTACTTTATTGCTGCAGACGTTGGCGAGATGTATAGAGCTGGTTATGCCAACAGAGCGGACAATACATATCAGTATGTTGCTGGTATTGATTTGACTACACCATACGGCGTACCTGCTTATGGCTATGCTGGTAATGGAAGATAAGGAGGAAATCAAAATGAAAAAGTATATTGGTTGCAAATGTGTAGAAGCAGAACCGTGTAAAGCATGGAAAGAAATGGGCACTCACAAAATCGGGGAAGACGGCTATAAGGTTGCTTATCCCGACGGCTATGTTACATGGTCTCCGAAAGATGTTTTTGAAGCGGCATATGTTGAAACTCCCGAGAGTGTTGCACAAGATGTTTTGCGTGATTGTACGAAGCAGATTGTTTTAGGAGTGGTAGTTGCCGGGGCCTTAGAAAACTTGAAATAATGGAGGAATTATCATGGAAAAATTAAAAGCATTTGTTGCTGATAAGAGATTTTTAGTAGGTCTTGTTTTAGGCTTTATTTTAGGTGCGTTGCACCATTTTTACGGCTTATAATCGAGGTAAAAATGACAAATGAGACGAGACGTAAAATTGACAAGGCTGTTAAAATCAGCCTTATTATTGCTGGCCTTTTACTTATCTGCAATGACGTGTACTGGCGTTGGCACAGCGGAAGCAGCTCCGCAGCAGATAACAATGTCACTAGCACAGTGGAATCAATTCAAAGAGCAAACGAATCTGCTAGAAGCGAAATTGAGTCTGGTAGACGAGAAGTTGAAGCAGCAAAAGAGCACGTCAAAAGAGCTGCTGACGCAGTTGGACGAAGCACAGAAGCAGCTCAGGCTAACGCAAGAAGCACTGACGAACTCCAATCGCTCATTAGCGAATGTCAGGGAATCGTTGAAGCGCAGCGAGGACTTATACAAGACATTGACCAGGAAAATGGAATCGGAGAACAGGAAGAACCGCAGGGTTAAGTACCAGCGTAATATTTACGCAGGATGTGCGATATTTGCTATTGCGTATGCTGTTGCAAAATAAAACACGGATGACGGATGGTGGAATGATGGAAGAAAAGGAACTAGTCCCCGCTGGTCTAGTAACAATGCTGCTGACCGGCTATCTTAGAACAATTTATATTATGGCAGCAGGCTGGGTGTTGACCACAGTTGCGCTGCTTGGGTACATATTTTTGAGTAGGTGATAACAACATGAATGAGATGCTACGAAAGACGCGCGAATGGCTGAACTGTTCAACGCGACGGTCTTTCAGTGCGGTTCTCCGTGAAGCAAAAATTACGCCGCGCCAGACGCAGATTTGTGAGCTAAAATTTGTAAAAGGCTTGACCAATTACCAGATAGCAGCAGAGCTGAATGTATCTGACAAGACGATAGAAAAGGAATTAAACCGTGCTTATAAAAGCATTACAAATGTTTTAAAATCCCTCTAATCAGCCGTCCCTTTTGGGGCGGCTTTTTGCTTGCCAAAATAGGGAAAGCATAGGGAATATCAAGGGAACATTTTGTCTGTGCTGCCCTATAATAAAGATATAAGGAGTGAGCGGCTATGAATATCACGGAACAAAAAACTACAAGTATCAACGTGCAGCAGCCACAGCAATTCTTGGCGCAGCTCGAAGGACAGAACATCTACCAGCTTAACGGCTTTGGCTTTGGCAATAGTAACCGCGTGCAGGTTGGCGTGAGTCTGCAAGCCTACAACGAGCTGAAAGGAATGTGCCAGCAGTATTACGACAAGCTTGTGGAAGTTGGCGTTATCCAGAAAGAGAAAACTCCTGCGGAATTGCAGGCTGAACAAGCACAGATGATGGCTAATATGTTGGCTGTCGTGAAGGATTTAAAGGCAGAAGTGGAGGCGCTAAAAAATGAACGTAGGAACAATAGCGAAGTGGTTGAATCTGCCGCCGGAGAAGCAGACAGCGCTTGAAAAGGCGTGGGAAGTAGCTAGTGTAGCGGCGCAAGGAGTTAACAGCAGAGAGGATGCTATGCGCGTGCTGGCAGAGAAAAATATCGGCGCGGATATTCTCGATAGGGCCGCAGGCTATTTGAATAATCCAATCGCCAGCGTGGCGGCTCAGGCTATGGGTATCAATCTTGACAAGATGCGACAAGACATTAACAGTCTGCGCGGTGCGACGGGCGCTGCATTTAATGCGTCGCCGCAACAACAGCAGCAGGCTAGTGGTTTAGACGCGCAAATGGACGCGCTCCGAAAAGGGTTGCAGCAGCTCAAATGAGCTGAGGTAATAAATACGTTCTGGAAAGGAGATAATTACCATGAACGAAAATATGACTATTTCTAATTTTAGCGGCTGGGGTATCGTTATTTTCTTCGTTATCATCATTGCTGCTTTTGCTTGGTTCGTGCGTGGCGACCGTGGTTGTGGTCCTAACCCTTACGGCTGCAACGCTGTGACGAACTGTCAGGTGGAACGTCAAGGCTTGATTACGGCAGCGGATACGAACTACCGCATTATCGACGAAGCGCGTAATACTCGCGACGCACTGAGTGCGCAAATGAGGGCGCAGTGGGACGCACAGCAAGGCGAGAAAATCTTTGATTTGAAGATTAACGCGCTGGCTATGCAAAACGAATCTAACCTTAAACTTATGCAGAAAGATGCTACCATTGAGCGCATGACTTTGGCAGCTAATCTGGACGCTAAACTGAACGCTCTTGCAGCAGCAATTGGTAATATCAATTGCCAGATGCTGAAGAAACCGGAAGTTACCGGCGTTGGCGTATGCTGCCCGCCGCAGGCCATCTTAAACGGCCTTGGCTTGCAGAGTCTTGCACAGCTGCAAGGCTGCCCGGCTGCAATGTAATTCCGTCCTAACGGCGGCACAGGGGACGGAGTAATCTGTCCCCTTTCTTCTTATACGTGCGGAGGTATAGCGATATGAAGCGAGACGAATCTAATCTTGTTAGTTTGCTTATTGGTATAGGCATAGGCTGGCTAGGCTTTACCGCAGACGGCCAGCAAGTAGTGCGGAACGTACTGCACACAGTAAAAACGAAGTATCAAGTAGTTGACGTTAACGAAAAGAAAGAAGGGAACGAAGATGTTAAAAAATCCGAATAACTGTCATTATAAATCTAGTCTTGATGTGGCTGCTACTAATCAAGCAATTTTAGCTGACGGCCTTATCAATTTTGATATTATCAATACCAATACTGGCGTGAGCATCGACTATTCTACAGGCAAGGTTGTAACCTTAAAGCAACCTGGACTGTATCACGTTGACCTGCAAGCCACGGTTGAGCCGACGGCGGCAGGACTGGTTACAATGAATCTGCTGAAAGGCGGCGTCGTTATCCCCGGCAAGAATCCTGCTGCGGCAGCGGCAGCGGCAGGCAGCGCCGTAAGCTTGACGACTGCAGCCGATATTTATATTCCGTGCTGCGGCGTTCCCGCTGCAATCAGCGCACAGATTGATGTAGCAGGAACGGTTGCTAGTGCGACTATGGTAGTTACTAAAATGGCGTAAGGCGGTGAGCTACTATGCACAAGAGGTTTAAACATTACTGGGAAGAGGCGCAGGGCAGCGACGTTAAAGAGCAAGAGCTGACAGATATTGTCTGCGACGCACTGGATGAACTGCGAATGCACTGCCCACGGCTGTACTGGGACACTATGTATAAGATGCACTGCGCTGTGTATGGCCCGCATTTTGACGAGCATTTAGCAAAGAAAGCTGTTGCTAGGATGAAGAATGTTGACGGTACCTGCGGCGAGCATTGGACGTATGAGCAGACCAGCCAGCTTGCAGACCAGCAAGGTATAACGCAAAAAGCGGACTGGTACTATGTCATGAATATGCTCTACTCCGACTACTCCGAGATTTACGGCAGCGACATTAATATGTATATCCGTGTAGCAAAAGCCTATATGCGCGACCCCGACGCACCGGAAGGCAAGGTATTTGACTTGTGGCTTGCGCAGATGGAAGCATAAATGTAAACTATAAGGGCGCTGTGCGTGCGTGAAAAATACAACGTATAAGTAACGCATAAGTAACAAAAACGCCTAGAATCCGCATGAATCCTAGGCGTTCAGTTCTGCAAGCGTTAACCAAACGTTAATTTTTGGATTTACTGTCCAGCACCAATCACAAACACAAATCGCACAAATTACTCCGCAGCTGTTTGGCTGCGGAGTTTTTGTAGTGCGCCCAGCATGGGCGATAACTAGGTGGTGAAAGTCCACTACGCGCTCGGTAGCAGGAAGCGTTAGCCGAAGGCAAGGGTGTCCATCGTGAGGTGGAATCTGAAGGAAGCCG